ACGGGACCGGAGAAAGTCGTCGAAGCCATGATAATTTCCTCTCATGCGAGATAAGCGTTGCAGTCTGCATGACGTCAGCCGGGGCTGTCTGCAACACCGGTTTCACCCGGAAAAGAGAATGGGGGGCCGAAGCCCCCCACCCAGTCAGACGCCCGGCGTACCGAACACCGTGCGCGGGTCGGTCCAGCCGAACACATAACGCTCGGTGGCCTTGTAGCGCATGCTGTCGGTCTCGAAGTCGCCTTCCATGCTCTTCTCGAGCGGGCGGCGCATCAGCAGCTTCAGGCCTTCCGGCGCATCGGTCTGCACCCACCACGCCGTGGTGGAGGTCAGACGCGACAGGTTGGCCTGCCCACCGGACAGCAGCCCCATGGAGTTCACGGGGTTGATGTCGTTGTCGGCCGTGCCAGTACGCAGGACGCTCTTCAGCAGCACTTCCGCCTGGAAGACGTTCGACGGCGAGACCACCAGCTTCTTCGGCTGCAGCCGGATGCGCTTGCCGTTGTTGTCGACGGCGTTGCGGATCTGGATCAGCAGCTGCTCGAGCGACGTCTGCGAGAGGTTCGCAGCAGTCGTCAGCTGGTTGCTGAACGTGCCGTTCACGATCGGGTGGCTGGGGGAGACGAGCGAGACGCCGTCACCACCAAGGAACGCGCCGTTGAACGCGCGGTTCAGGATGTTCGCGCCCAGCGTTTCCTTGGTCTCGATCAGCGACTGAGCAAGGTGGCGGGCGTAGGTCTGCCCGATCTTGATGTGGTCGCCGTCTTCGACCAGCACCTTCGTCAGCGCGAAGGCGAGGCCGTAGACCTTGTAGAGGTAGCGCTGGATGAACAGCACACCGCCCGACTGGTAGGTGACCGGGGTGCCGTCAGGCAGCTCAGGAGCCGCGCCGAAGCCGTACAGGACCGGCTCTTCATGGTAGTTGCGCGGGGTGCCCCGGCTCTCCTTGAAGACCTGCTTGTACTCATCAGCGCGCTGCTCGTAGATGCCATCGAACTCCTCAGAGATGATGGGCTCAACAATCGACCGGAACTGGGTCGAGTTCATCGGCATTGCCATGGCTCAGGCCCTCCTCAGAACGGGGTCACAGCGGCAGCAAACTGGTGCTCCGCAATCTTGACCTGAACAATGGTGAACGCGTCGCCCGGCACGTTGTTGATGTCGGTGGCGATGTTCAGAACCGCGAGCTGGCCCTGCACAGAGGCAGAGGTCGCCGCGTTCATCGTCGCCGTGGACATGCCGAGGCCGTTGTTCGCGGTGATGTTCGTGAAGTCGGCCTGCTGGCCGATTTCCGAAATGGCCACCGCACCATCCGCCTGGATCTCGTAAACGATCTCCGGGTCAGACGTGAAGTAAGCCACGATCTCGGTCGCGACGGTGTTCGCGGGCCAAAAGTTCGAGACCACGCGACGGCCAGTGGCCGGCGTGAACTCGCACCCCTGGAACGAACCGATGAACGGATCGCCGACGGCGGCGGCCTGGATGGTGCCGTCGGTGCCGACCTTCACAGGCTGGCCCGTGAAGATGTTGGCGGCATAGGTCGACAGGATGGTGCCTGCCTCCTGCCGGATCACCCCGGAGGGGTGCTTCGCCGGGCGGAGCCCGAACGGTGCGTTAACCGAAGACATCCTATGTCTCTCTCACGCAAGGGGTTGAGGAACCCCACGCTTCTTCGTCAGATGAAGATTGGCGTGGGCACATGGCGCCGCATGTCCGACGTACCGTCGCCCTCCATCACGTTCGACCCCATCGCACGAGCCTGCTCGCGGATCAGGTCGGCCGTCTCGGCCAGCTTGCTCTCCTCCTCCATCGGCATCCGGTGATGCGCCTCGGCCATGTACCGCTGGTACAGAGCGTTGGGCAGCTTGAAAGCCAGCATCTCGTTGACGCCGACCATGCCTTGGTATTCGCCCGTCTTCAGAGTGGAGTACTCCCAGCCGGGCACGTCCTTGGCGGTGATCGGCTCGTAACCGAGGCGGATACGGGCCTGGATGGTGTCGCGAGGGTTTTTCGTGGTGAGCCAGCAAACGTGATAGCCGGGGATCTCCGGCAGATCAGGCAGCGCAGACTGCCAGAACGACTGGCGGAACATGGAGACGCGGTCGTTGTCCGACAGCTCTCGGTCCTGGGTCACAGCGCGATCCTGCATCGCGCGGTCAGACTTGTCCGAGCCCATGCTCTTCTTCAGGCGTTCGTCAATCGAGTTGGTCATGTCACTCACTCCTGTCAGCGAGTTGCGTTTCGTTCAGCGTCGGCCATGCGCGCAAGAACTCGCTTGCGCTTCACGGGGTCATCCCACACGCCACCCTCGATCATGGCCTGCTTGGCCTCGGGGCTGACGTAGACTTCCCGCTTTGTAGACGACGAAGCATGCTCTCGGCCACCACCAATTAGCGGGCCGCGACGAGTTGCGGACCCAGGCTTCTGGGCCGCACCGGTGCGAGACGGCAGCCGCTTCTCGACGCGGCGCTGCAGCTCGTCCCAATATTCAGCCGTGGTCGGATCCCAGCCTTCGGCCGCCAGGCGATTGTCGATCGTGTTGACGATCGCGCTCTCTTCGTCCTTGGCGTCGGGATCGTACCAGGGATTGTCTTCCATCCACTCCTGGGCGTGGGTCTTCAGGCGCGGGTCCACGCGCTCAGTCGGAGCGTCGGCCCGCTGGAAGCGGGTCTTCACCGCCGACAGCTCGCGAGCCTCGTGAAGGGCCTCGTCGCGGGCGCGGAGGGCCTGGGCGGTGCGGGTGCCGTCACCGGCCTGCACTGCCTCGGCCAGGACGCGCTCGGCGTGCTGGGCGCGCAGCTGGGCGGTGGAAAGGCGCTCGTCGACAACGCGGAGATCCTGATGGACCGCCCGGCTCTCGATCGACTGCAGCCGGCGCTCCAGCTCCTCGTTCCGGCGGCGGAGGGTGTCCAGCTCCGCCAGCGTCATCTCCTTGCCCTTGCGGCGGCGATCGCGAGCGCGGCGGCGCTCCTCGCGCCGGGCTGCGCGGACCTCGGCAGAGCCGCCTTCGGAGCTGTCGTCGCCCTCGGCAGAACCGGAAAGCCGCTCGTCCTCGTCCTGGTCCGGCGGCGTCTCGACGGCGATGATCTCGTCGTCGTCCTTCTCGGTGATCTTCTCGGTGTTCATGCTCGGCTCCTTTCAGCCAAACGTCAGATGAAGGCCTTGATGGCCAGCGGGTCGCCGGTCACCCTCCCGAGAACGTCGAGGTCGTTGAAGATCACGAACATCGCCGGCTCGTCCCGGTTCTCAGTGGGCACTTCCCACCGATCGCCGCCGTACTTGGGCACGCGCACGAAATCGCCCGGGCCGCACCACGCGCCCTCTTTCCATTCCTGCATGGTGTCGCGGTTGCGGAAGGCGAGCGGACCAGCCGAGATGACCTTCGCCACCTGGGTGTTCCACTTTTCGGTGTCCTTGGTCTCGGACGTCAGGATGATGCCGCCCGCGCTCTTCATCTTCGGCGTGCGGATCTGCACCAGGATCCGAGATCCTGCTGGCTCCACACCCGGGTCTGCGGCCGGAAAAGCCTGCCGCAGGCGCTCAGTAGACTGGTCTGCCGACGTGACGCTCGATGCCACCGTCCATCTCCTCAAGGCGATCTCCGATTGCCATTTCGACAACCTCAATCGCGCGTTGCAAACCGGCGTACATGCCGGTCACCCTCCCGTACTCGAACGCATCGCGTCCTGCCGGGCTGCTCATGGCCTGATGTGCGATCTCATTGAGTTCGCGCTTCAGGGCGGACAATATCCGCACTTCCGACATTATGGTGCCACCCAGCAGGAAGCAAGCATCGTTCTGCGATTACTTCGCGGGAGCCTTGCCGCCGCCGGAGCCCTTGCCGTTGGTCGAGCGGATCGGCGCCTTCGGCATGTTGGTCTTGTTCCCCGTCATCGGGTTATTGCCCATGGCGAGGTTCTTGCGCTGCGGGATGAGGTTGGCGTTCGGGGTCTTCATGGAACTCTCCTTCACGGGGACGGGTTGATGCCGGTGCCAGTCGAGAGGCCCGAGCGATTGCCGGCGAGGATCTCGGCGCTGGAGATGCGCAGAGCGGTGTCGTTGTCCTGGGTGTTGATGGCCTGGCGCGCTGCCAGCTCCGCCATCTTGCGACGGTCCTCGGCGGCCTGACGCTCGGCCTGCAGCTGGGCGTCGGCCTCGACGCGCATCTGCTCGACGGCGATGTCGGTCTGCTGATCCATGGCGCGCTCCTGCATCTTGATCTGGTCAAGCTGCGCGTCGCGCTGGTTCTCGGCCTGCTGGAGGGCGAGCTTCTGCTGGTCGAGCTGGGCGCGCTGGGCGTCGGCCTGGGCGCGCTGCTGCAGGGCCTGCATCTGAACCTGGCCGGGGTCGGTCGGCTTCGGCTGCATGGATTGCACGTACTGGATCGCCTGCTGCAGGATCGGCGGCAGCTGAGCCAGGGCCTGGCCGCCGGCCGCGACGACGTCGTCCGACGCCACCGCCAGCATGCGGTCGAAGTTCTGGTTTACCTCGGGATCCTTCGGATCCATCAGCTGCGCGATGTCCACGCCCGCCGCTTCGGTCGTCAGGCTGAACACGGCGTTCACGTACCAGAGCGCGATATGGTCACGCAGGTGCGTGATCATGGACGGCACGAAGGTCGGCGAGATGGCCGGGTTCTGGCCGAACACGGGGCTCATCAGGAAGTCCAGGTGGACCTTGATGTGGGCCGCGTGATCCTGATCGGGGAAGACGACGATCGGGCGCGACATGGTCGCGGCGACGTTCTCGTTCACCGGGTTCATGCGCTCAGGCTCCGGCTTCGGCAGCAGGAGGCGCTTCGCCGCGTCCGGGATCTTGCTCTGCTCGAGGATCATCTCCTCGACCTTGCGCAGGTCGTACAGCTGCGGCATCGCAGCGGCGCGCTGGGCGATCAGCGCGACCTGAGCGTGACGCTGCACGTCGGAGAAGATGTTCGGGTCGGAGACCGGGACGACGTCGAGCGGGCCCTCGAAGTCGGCGCGCCGGACCATGATCTCGCCCGTGTCGTCGTAGACCTCGCTCTCCTCGAGGTAGGTGCAGTTGATCCGGTGCAGGATGCGCAGCGCCCGGCCCATCGCGGCGTGCAGGCGCGCGTGGATGGAGGAGAAGACGGTCATGCCCTGCTCGATGAGCGCGAGCGTGGTGCCGACCGGCTGGTTCTGGTTCGTCTCGCCCAGCTTGTCGAAGCTGGTGCGGACGACGTTCTTGCCCGCGTCCACCATGAAGCCCAGCAGCTGAAGCAGCACCGGGCTCGGCTGGTTGTACGGCAGAGGCATGATGGCCTTGCGGATGTCGTCGACGTTCAGCGGCGCCTCGATCTCGTTGATCGAGGCCGGGTCGATCGACATCGACTGGCCGCCCTTGCCGGCGGAGCGCATCCGCAGGAGGGTCTGCGAGTTGCTGATGTGGGCGCTGTCGAGCAGGGCGCGGAGGGCGCCGGTGGACGCGCCAGAGAGGCCGCCAATCATATGCGGCAGGCCGATCGGGTACGCGCCGCGCCAGGGGATGAAGGGCCACTCGACGAACCAGTGCAGCTCCTCGCGGCGTTCGTCCTCGGGATCCCAGTTGCGGTAGATCGAGAGCACAGCCCGGGTGTGCTTGTCGATCGTCACGACGTAGGGGGACGGGGGCTCGTCCTCGTCCTCGTTCTCGATCTCGGCGTGGCAGTAGATCTCGAAGATCGTGCGCAGGCCGTCGTCGTTGTAGGCGTCCTGGTCGCGGCCCTCGATCTTGTCGTTCGCCTTGGCCGGGCCCGTCTGGTCGATCTGGGTCTCCGGCATCAGGTCGACGTCGCGGTACATGCCGGACGAGACGCGGCGGCTGTACTCCAGGTCGGTGATGTACTGGACGTGCGTCCGGCGCTCGGCGGTCTCGAACGAGGTCGCGGCGAACGGCAGGTACATATCGTCGATCGGCACGAACATCGCGCGCGGGCGCTTCAGGCGCGGATCCCAGTAGAGCTTCAGGTACTGGGCGCCGCCGAGCGGAACCTGCGTGATGGTCTGCTCCAGCTCGGGACGGAACTCCGTCATCTGCTCGGTCAGCTGCCAGTTCATGTAGCGCTTCTTGCGCTCAGCCTTGTCGAGCTTCTTCTGCGTGACCTCGCCCGGGATCTTGGTCTTCACCGGGCCGTCGGGCGGCAGCAGCTCCTTCAGCGCGCGGGCGGCGAAGTCGACGGCCGCCTCGGTCAAGAGCGGGTGGACGACGCGGGACGCGCCCTCGAACTGGGCACCGCCAGGCGCGTCGTCACCCAGCCCGGTGCGGCGCAGGCCTTCCTCATACTGCTCGTCGCGCTTCTTGCGCGCTTCCTTGTCGCGGGTGACCTTGTCGTACAGCTCGGTCGCGACCGTCGACAGGACGCCGTCGGGTAGGGCCTCCGCCAGGTTCGCGAAGTGGTCCGGGTTGGCCTCGGCGGGATCGTCGTCGTCGAAGCGCACGATGGCGCCGCCGTCGTTGGTGTCCTCGACGCTGTCGTCGACGTCGATCGGCATGAGCTGGCCGTCGCCGTTGTCGTCGTCGTCGGGGAGGTCGAGGTCGTCGGGCGTCATCGGATCTCGTTACGATCTGGAAGGGACGGCAAGGCAGTCACCGCAGCGCGTCCTCAAACTGCGGCAGGAGCATCTCGAACTGAGGAGCGCCCGGCACAGGATACGCTGCTTCGCGGAGATCGAACACCTCGGTGAGGCGCGGCTTGCGGGAGCCCGTCCCGACGATGCTGTCGTAGCCCTCGCGCCGAGCGCGGTTGCCGATGACGTTCTCCCGCAGAGCCCAGAACAGCTGATCGCCGCGCAGGCTGTTGTTCACCAGATCGGTCGCGACGTAGGGGTTGCCGCCGCGTGCATCCAGCCAATCTTCGACCGCCCGATAGGAAGCCGGCGTCGGGATGCGATTGCCTCCCCACGGCGCCGATCGACGGAACGTCGCCTCAATCTCGGGCCCGACGCGCAACATCTCCTCGTTGCCGCCCAGCTCAAGAAAGGCGGTGCGAGGCACATTGCCGCCGGTGGTGCCGCGCACTGCGAGAGGCGCCCGGAGAAGGGTTTCGCCGCGCACGCGCTCCGGGCCGCCGTACAGCATCTGCCGAGGATCGTGCGTCGACTGCTTGTAGCTGCCGACGCTGCGAGAGGGGAGCGTGGCTGGCAGGTAGAACACGCCCTCGCGGATGGCCTGGGCGCCGGCCTGCTCGGGCTTCTGGTAGCGCAGCAGCTCAAGCTGGAGGCCGTCGTCGGTGATCCGCGCGCCAGGCGTGTTCTCCACCGCCTGCAGGAAGCGGGCGTCCTGCGGCAGGCGCGTGACCATCTGGATGGCGCGGGCGGTTGCGGGCCTCACGATGCCGGCGAGGCCGCCGCCACCTTCGCCGAAGCCCCGGGCGATCGTGACGCCCATGCTGGCCGGGCGCTCGCCTCGGATCTCGGCCTCGATGTCGCGCATCTGGTCGCGGAACGTGCGGCGCTCGCGAGACTGCGCCAGGCCACCCTCCGCGAACTCTCGCCGGTAGCCGAGGCGGACGCCGCGCGACGGAGCCGGTCGGTCCATCAGCTCGATCGGATCCGCGCCCGGGAGCGTGTCGGGATCGCCCATCAGGCGGTCGTGGTAGTCGAGCGAGATGCGCCCGCCGCTCGGGGTCGTGTAGCCGACGCCGCCGCCAGTCATGCGGCTCTGGTTGCTGCGGAAGCCGCGCCCGCTGGCGGACACGCCCTGCTGGCCGGCTGAGAAGTCGAGCGCGGCGCCATCCCGGCCGACCGGCACGGCGGCGCGCGCATTGACGCCTCCTCCGGCCACCCTGCCGCCAGGGATCGGCGTGAAGATCCCGCCGCCGGAGGCCTCGAGGTCGGCCTGGCGGAGCACATCGAGGAAGCGCTGCGCCTCGTAGCTCAGCTCGGGCGAGACCCGGCCGCCCTCGGCGAAGCCCGGCGCGTAGAAGCTGCGCTCGGCCCCGAAGCCGTAACGGGTCGGGTCGCCGGAGAGGGGGGAGAAGTTGCGGGCGGCGAAGGGCACCTGAGACTGGGCGTCCGACGCCGGAGTAGGGGTGGCCTGCGCAGGCTGAAACGCGGCAATCTGCTCGAAGTCAGGCAGATAGGATCCCGCGTCACCGCCCCCGTCGACGTTGGATGTCGGGCCCTCTCCCGGAGAGTAGCTGACAACGCTCGGGCCAATGCCCATGGCGCCGATAGAGGCGGCCGGGCTCTGGCGGCCGAGGTTGTCCGTCATGGTCCCGATCTGTGCGCCAAGCGGAGAGAACGCGCTCTGTAGCCCGAAGCCGATGGCCTGCCCCAGGCCGATGTCGCCGCGACCGTAGGCGCCGAATGCTTCGGACAAGCCCGGGGCAGCAGCGAACCCGGTCGGGTTCACGCCGCCGGTGTCGGCGATGCCCACGCCAAGGCCGGCCTGCTGCGCTGCGGTGGCCGTCGACATATTCGCCGCCTGCGCCGTGCCCTCGGGATCCGCCGCAGACATGCCAACAGACGCAGTGGGCCCGGGTTCGCCCATGGGGCCGCCGAAGTCGGTATTGCTGCCCCAGTCGCCTCCGCCCCACCCGCC